TTCAAGTTTCTTGATTGGTTTCATATCTTCTCCTTTTTTAAAAACTAAGTAATCTGTGTTCTCAACGAATCATATCTGTATTCGTCTCTTCTTCCTCTTGCCTCTGCTTTATTTTTTAATCTTGCCATTTCTTGTTGAAATCTATCTTCGTATAGTTTCATCATATCAGCATCGCCTTTCATAAAAATATAAGCCTCAACTAGACATGCGTATAATAACCCATTTCTTGCATGTTCTGACATCCAAGTCCCTGTTGTATCTGTAACTAAAGAGTTAGGTTTATATAAATAGTGTAGCTCAGTTGTATAATTTTGATCTGGAACTGGAGCAATGATTAGTGTTGATTCTTTTGTTCCAGTATTTAAGTTTTTGTCAAAGTCACCATAATATAAAGGAAGACCTCTTGATCCTGAATCTGTTGGATCTGGAGTATATTCTTGCATAAAACTCGGATGTTTTTTATCAAGATAATAATATTTACCTGTACTATCTATACATGCAAGAGAAAAAGACAATTCAAAATCATCTGGTGCTGTTAAAAACCTAGAGCCAGCTGTCATAGATCCTTGAACATTTCTTCTAAAATAATCAAACTGAACTAATTCAAATATTCTTTCTTCTGCATTTTTAATAATATCATCTAAAGTATTAACAAAAGTTGTTTCAGAGTTTTCTGAAAAATCTTGAATTAAAGTTTTTAATTCTGATAATGTTAAAGGACTGCTCATATTAAGTATTTAATTGCCCACCCATACCTGAGTGGTTAGTACAGTAATAATAAAGCGTAGGTGCCCCTGATGCAACTTCTATCTGAGTATATGCTCCTGAGCTTCCAGGCGTTCCGCTTGTTGTAACTCCTGTTGTATATTCAGATCCACCAGCATGAGTTCCATTTGCAGTAGTTGAAATCCTTAAGGGATGATTGTTATTTGTACTATCAGACTGGTCAAATTTGTAAGTTTGTCCTTCTGTTAAAGAAAGGGTTGGAGCCCTAGACCCATCTATATAATAATAATTAGATCCATAATAACTAGCAACAGTTACTGTATAGGTTGTAACAGATGGACTAGGTGTTGGTGCAGGTGTTGGGCTAGGACTAGGTGTTACTGATCCATCTGTACTAACAGTTATACTTCCAATATCACCAGTTGATTGAGGCAATGAAAAATTTGAACCTATAATGCTTGAACTCATAAAGTGAGGTTTGTAAATATCATTATAAACAACGACAACTTGACCTTCGCCTACTTCTTTATCTGTATCTGGTCTTGGCTGATAAATTGCTTGAGAATCAGCTGGAGCTGTATGCGGTTCTAATTGAGGGTGTTTTGGTTCAAAGCATTCACTACAAACTTTAAAACCAGTCCATTCTTTTTTTAAGTCTTTTAAAGGATATTCAAACGCGCATCTATCGCATAAACCTACTGCAAATTTACCTGAAGCGTAAGACATGTTACCTCAAACTATTAAAAGGCCTAATTCTAAATGATGCTTTATCCTCATCAGTAGACATGGCCCTATCAAATTCTTCTTCGTATAATTGTTTTAGTAGTTGAGCTTTTTCTGGCGCTCTTTTAATTGCAATATAATATGCAAGACCTGCTGCAAAACAAGGATAAAACCTAAATGGCATATCCATTGTATTAGTTCCAGCGTCGGCATCATCCATTCTTACCATTTTGTTAAAAACCAAAATGTCTGTTGAGTTTTCTGGCGTAGGCCAAACTTTTAAAACAGGTGTATTTAGCTTATCTAAAAACCATTGAGACGGCATGCTTTGAGTTGTTTTATTAGGAATATTCAAATAAGAACTTCTACTTAATCTTTCTATAGAAATATCAGTTTGCTCTCCATTTGTTGTACGTCTTAAGACAACATCTAGAATGTCAATTACATTAGAATTTAAGGTGTATTCAGCCGTTCCTTTAGTAACAGTTTGAGTGTCTTGTTCTATTGTCCATTGGTTTAGACCTCTGTTAGCCCATTCAGCAAGCATTAAATTAATAGATCTTCTAGCAGTTTTTAAATCATAACCAGTTCTAAGTTCTAGGCCGCATCTTTCAAACGCTTCCTCAACGAACTCAGCTACATTCGGTTCAAAATCTGTACTGCCTGAAACTGACATTATTTTTTCTTTTTAGTTTTTTTTAAAGATCTTTCTATTTGAGCCGCTTGCTTTGCATGAAGCTTAGAAGCGCCTTTAAGTTCTTTTATTAATTTTCTTTTTTGAGCAACTGATAGATCAGCCATTATTCATCCTCGTTATATAAATTATCGAAAACTCGATTTACATCTAAGGTATAGTCTAAATCAGATTTAGAATAATGTATATGTTGAGATGGTCTAAAGTCAGGCGCCCCAGAGCCAACTTGGAACCAAGCTGGGTGTGTAACCCTAACTCTATTATTTGGCAGAGCAACTATATTTCCAGTCCATTCTCCTGCGTCTAATAACTCTAAAACATGACTGCTTTTATGCTGGGCAGGATCATCTGCTATCTCGCTTTCTGCATAATCAACAGTAAAGTAATATTTTGCTGGAAACATTTTACCGTCTATTTTAGCCAACCAAGGACAAGGAGTTGCCCTATCAATAACGTAGACTGAATTATGATGAGAAGAACAATCCCAGGGCTGAGCGTCATGAACTTGCATTGGCTCTGGCCATTCTTCAAAAGGAGTATCACCAACTAAAGCTGTAATTGGCATACGAGCCCACATAGCGCCACCATGAATCGTATCTTCTGGCTCGCCTTCTGCTTCAACACCAGTAAAAATTATATGGAAACTAAGACATCTGTTTGGCATTGTTGTAACGCCAACAGCCATAGCATGCAAAAACTCACCATGATACTTATCATGATTGTGCGTATATTCTTTCCTCACCCAACATTTGAAATGAGGAATATTACTATATAGATAAGACACTACTACTTATCCTTTTCCGCCCTTTTTCCCACCTTTTGAGTTTCCTTTAGTCATGCCGCCATTCCTATATCCTTTAGTCACGCCACCATTCCTATATCCTTTAGCCATACCGCCCTTAGACATTTTTTTTATTCCGCCTCTTTTCCCGCCTTTAGACATACCTTTGGATTTTATTCCGCCTTTTTTGCCACCTTTAGAGTAGCCTTTAGTTTTTTTAAACATTATTACTCCTAATATTCTTTAGTTTTCTTTCTTCGGTTGCTCATTACTTTACCACAACCTCTTGCTATATAGATATTTATAGGACCTCCTTTTGCTTTTTTTGTCCTACCGTCTTTCCAGCTAATTCTTTTGGAGCTGGTCTTTTTTTTGGCTGCTGATGTACATTGAGCTTTTGTTGGTCTACAGGCAGGATAACTTCTGCGTTTTTCACCTTTTTTTCTACCGCACGGCTTGCCAGTTTTACAGTCCACCCATCCTGTACCATCATTTTTAGAAAACCAATCTCTAAGTGTTTCTTTTTTAGCCATTAGCTTAATTTGGTTTTTGTTCTTTTGCCTGAAAGCATCTTGTTTAAACCTTTTGCTTTAACAAATGTTACTTCGCCACCAGCAAATTTTTTTGTTCTTTTCTTGCTATTGCCGTAATTAGCTGCGCCAACTTTTCTGCATTGGACTAATCTGCCACTAGCATATGCACTAGGCCAAACTTTCGCACTACGCTTTACTTTATGATAACAAGCATCTTTTTTTCCACTAGCCATTTAACATTTCCACCTTCGTCTTGCTTGACGTATTCTTGAGTTAGGATCATTTCTTGTTTTAGCTGAACTACGTTTAAGCTGTCCAAGAGATCTAGCGCAATATGATTTACGTCTTTTTGCAGCTTTGCTGCCTTTTTTAACTTTGCCTGTTACAGCTGTTTTTAATTTAGATCCAGGATTAGCTTTACGATAGGCTGCCACACCTTTTTTAGTCATACCAGCACCAGACTTGGTGGGGCGGTAATTAGCGCCTTTACCTTTAGTTGTTTTACGTATAGGTTTTGCTTTTTTTCGTTCTGCCATAACACTTAATATAGTAGCACTATAGAAGTGCTACTACAAAAATAAAAACTAAGAATGAAAAACAGTTACTCTGTCTATATTGCTTAATACAACATGAATACCATCTGAAAATAAAACCCCAGAATCTGGAATATTCATAGTTTCAGTATCATTTGCATTACAAGGAGCAATAAGAAGAGTGGTGCCAGTAACAGAACCGTCTCTAAAAGTTACAGTACCGTCAGAAGATCCTCCTGCGATAACATAACCTCTTAATCTAGATCTGCCTGCTTGCAAAACAGCTCCGCCAGTAGCGGAGCTGGTGCTAGTAGCTGTTTTTACATCTGAGCCTACAATTCTACCTGCCATAGTTAGCTCCTAAATTACGCGTCAGCGTATGGTGTAACTATAGTTCCTGAACCAATTAATAATGAATTATGAACAAGATATGTAGCAGTATCAATAGCTGTACAGCTAACAATACTTCCCACGATTCCACCTTTGGTTGAACCATTCATTGTTATAACATCATTGGATGCACCTGGAACAAAAGCTTTCTTTGTACTATCATCGATAGCGATAAGAATTGCACCTTTGAATTTATCAGTTCCATCAGTTTTAATATCAAGATCAGTAGCTGCTGTTTCAATATAGAAATTGAAAGTAGCACCAATATTGTTTGTCTGATTAGGATCTGTAGGATCGCTTGGTGTTGTTGATACGATTGAAGGCAAAGTAAATTTACCATCTGCATCGTTACACAACAAGATTTTCCCTGCATGTGCATCTACTGTTAAAGTAGTATCTGCGGTTAAAGAAACAGAGTTATTAACCCCTGCTGAAATAAATCCTGCCAAAGATTTGACTGGACCTGAAAAAGTTGATTTAGCCATTATTGTCTCCTAACTAAATATGTTGCGCCATCTTGGAGTAAGTCTGCCGAATCAGTTGGTACAACGGGTTACTTCGGTTTAGATAACTATACTACTTTAGAGGTCTTGAGGGAAGTTTTCTTTAGATTTTAAAATTTCTTCTCTGCATTTAAATAAAGCTTGATAAGACTCTTTAATTGCTGGATCTTTGCCAAACTCATCTATCATATCTTTACCAATCATCTCAACTAGAGCTATAACAGTTGTCATTCTGCCATCTATATCTTTTATTTTTTGAATATCTTTTGCTGTCATTGTAGATTCTTTTTTCTGTCTAATATTATAACCATCCAGCCAGTTTTTTACATTAATTAGTTTTTTGCTGAAGTCTGGATATGTTTCCCAGTCTCTTATTTCTTCTATATCTCGGCCGCAACCTTGACATCTTTCGTCAAAGGGAGCCATTGACGTTGAACAACGCCCATTGCAGGGTGAGTTAGCTAAGCTAATACTCATATGTAAACCAGTATTCATAAATATACCTCGGTTTACTCAAATTCTACATCAAGAATCTAATTATAGGTAGCTTTTTGTAAATTTTTGTATAAAAAAAGGGGAGCAAATGCTCCCCTTTTATCAATTGCTAAGAATTAAGCACCTTGAGAAGCGAAAACAGCTCTCCAATTGGAGAAACCGAAAGAGTATCTTTCTCTAGCTTTGTAACGCATGTTACCAGTATCGAAATCACCCTCTAGGGCTGTTGACATAGGACTTCTTTGGAAGTGTTTAAAGCCATCTGGACAATCTGTTTTTAAGAACCAAGCATCATTGTCTGTTAGATAGTGGTTAACCACATATCCATCAGGACACATACCCATATTCCTAATAGCGTTAATGTCATTGTCAGATGTACCAACTCTGCCAGGAGTGTTGATCAATCTATCAGCGACAAACTGCAATTGAGGTGGAACAATCAACTTCATACCTTTTAGAGCAATTTGTAATTGTCTGTCATCGGTTAAAGTTGAGATAGAAATTAACGCATCTTCTAATGAAGTTTCGTTAAGGTCTGTATATGTTGAAGGTCTGTTACTTGCAGTTCCGCCACCACCGAGAGGGTGAGAGCTAGAAACAAGTGGTTGACCGTCGCCACCAGTAAAATTACTGTCAAACGCATTGTTTAACACAGAAGCAGCTTTAATCTGCTTAGTGTTAGCCATAGATCTAGCCAAGGCTTTTGTATACCTTGAACCAAGTCTATCGTAAAGATTATCTTCTACAGCTTCTTCTGTAAGAGCAAAAGCTAAAGCAACAGTTTCATGGTTATAACGTGATGTAAAGCCTTCAGTAGCGTTATCAAACGATACTCCAGCTCCTTCAGCTTTAACTGAAGCGTTACCAAAACCAACAATCATTACTTCTTCTTCAAACGCTCTATCTGAAGATTCTGTTTCGTAGATTTCTTCGTGTTCAGAATCGTACCTTGCATACTCCATGCCGAAAAGGGCATTAAGACCAGGCTCTAGTTCTTTTGCTAATTGGGATCTATTAATAGCCATTATTTATACCCCTGTGGTTTGAGCATAGAAGTGCTCGTTAATTTTAACAATCAAGTTCACGTTTGTTGAAGCTGAACCAGTACCTAGGGTGCTGTTTTCAGGATCAGTAGAAACGCCCACAATCCTTAACTGAGCTGTAGTAGCAGCAGTAGTGCCACTAATTTTAACTCCAGAAATACCTGTTTGTGTTGAACCAGTTGAGTAAACAGAGTCAGCATTATTACCAACAACTGTTTGCACTACTGAACCAGTAGCAGCTGATTGAACTTCAAACAAGGCATTAGGATCGTCAACTATGAATGCCACCGCGTCAGATGTCACAGTTCCATTTGGCCAATACGATGAAAAAATCGTATCTCCGCTTGAGTCTGTATATTGACATCCTCTAAAGACTCCTAGTACAGGATTATCCGTAGCGCCAGCAACTAAAATAGTTCCCGCGTTGGTCATCTTCACTAGGTCGCCTGAAAAAATGTTTCCAGATGCACCAGAAGCAATTTTGTATTCGGTTACTCCTTCGCTGTTGTAGCCCGAACCAACTTTTCCTACTGGTTTTAATCCGAAAGGTGCATTTTGATTAGACATATTATTACCTTTAAATTAAATATTTATTTAACGGTATAAGAATTAACTTCTTTTACCGCCACCAAAAGTTACGCTTGATGTTCTCTGAGGTTTTAACATCGGAGAACTTGGATCTGATTCCTTTAATAGATCATTATCAATAGCTTCTTGTTGCTGTTGAGCACGGTCTGAGAAATAGGCGTTTCTTTCTTCACGTGTTTCATTCGGAATCTTAGCCAAAAGCAAACCACCCACGGATACAACACCAGCGTGCTTTCCATCATCAATCGAAGGAAGTTCAAAGTCTCCAATCTCATCAGCAGTTACGAGCTCAAAGCCCTCACGTAGCCTAGACATTACATTCTTTTTATCTTCCTGACCGACAATTTCGGCTCTTATCCACCTATAGGTATAACCTTCAGGTGCAGGTGGTGTCTCCAACATAGATGGGGGACGCCATGGTTTGCGAGCGTTCATAGTAGCTCGAGTATCAGCAGAACGAGGAGTTCTGTTATTAGTTTTTTTATTATCAGCCATATTTATTACCTTTTAATATGCTTAGCGTATTCTTGAACTGGTACATTTAAACGACGAGCCATTTCAACTTCGCTTTTGCTAAGTCTGACTTGTCGTTTCTTACCAGAGCTTTCTGACCTTCCAGCTGGAGCAACGGTTTGTTGCATCTTCGCTTTAGGTTTTGCTTCTCCACCGTCGTTAAACTTATGTGGAAATTCGACTCTAATACGTTTGTCTATCTCATCATAGTACATTGAGTCGCTAGGATCAAACCCTTCTTCCTCAATTAATTTCTGATGAATGTTAAAAGCGGCCATAGTCATGATTTCATCTTGACCAAACCACTCGTTTTTTTGTGCCCAACCTTCTGCAGCAGGGTCTGCTTGCGGAGGCGGAGCTTGAACTTGTTCTTGAAATGCTTGTTGATTTGGAACTTCTTGATACTGAGGCTCTCTTTCAATTTGCATTCTGTTATTAGCTAATTTACTTTCTTCAACAGTAATCTTATCAAGAATTTCTTGAGCTTTTGTTACCTTGTCCCAGTCTTGTTCTTGATAGGCTCCTTTTAAAACAGTATTAGCTTGAGCTCTTTGAGACTTTAATCTATTTTCAGCTTCACCATAGTAGTTTTTATTTAACTCAGATGTGCTGGTTTTTAAATTTTCATTCTCTTCTTGTAAGCTTTTTGCATACTCGTAAGCAGATTGAGCGGCACGCTCTTGCTCACGCATTTTTTTGGTTAAGTTAGCAATACGCTTTTGAACATTTTTTGAATAGTTCTCTAGTTCGTCTTGCTCTTCATCCTTTTTAGTTTCCTCTTCGGGAACCTCTTCTACAGCGGCTTGCTCCTCTTGATCTTCCTCTGGAACATCAAGTTCTACAACCTCGCCTTCCTCAACCTCTTGTTCTGGAGCTTGATTATTTTCTTCTTCTAGCATGAGTCCTCCTCACGTTTACAGCGTGACGATATCATCGGGATCTTGAATGGTCGCGATAACTTCGTCGTCGTTAATAATACGGCATTCTGCATCATCGCCTAACTTAAAGCGAGCTCCAGCATACCGACCAATTAGCACCCATTGCTTCTCTTCACACCAAGGTGTGTCTCCAAATTTGTCTTTGTCTTTATAACAGAGCGGGCCCATTTTAATCACATACGCGACTACTGAGGCCAAAGCTTCTCTGTCAACTGATTCTTTTGTTAATACAATTCCACCCTTAGATACACCTCTGCCTCTGTAAGGAAGAATCAACATTCTCCATCCAGTAGGACTAGGCATTCTTTCTATTAAGGTTTTATCAACCAAGGTAGGATCTAAAACACGTTCTTCTGCGCTGACAAAAGCTTTGTCAACCTCAGATTTGTTTTCTTCTGCTTTTGTTTCTGCGGCTTTGTCGTTTTCTAATTCAGCTGCAATATGGTCAGGTACCAATACTTTGTTCTTCGTCATTTTCTTCTATCCTCTCTAGCAACTCCCTAAGTTCTTCCTCTACGTCAACGAGGGAATTGTAACGCCCACGTAGATATTGATAGTCGTCGAAAGATTGAACACCATTGAGTAATTGACTCTGGGTATCGTCTTTCTTCTCCTTTAGCCTTTTTTTTAATTGGTCAGCTACCCAAATCGTTGACATTAATAAATGCCAGAAAACTTACCGCCGAACTCAGCAGCGCCCATACCTCTAGCTTTGCCTTTACCCATTCCTGGCTTTGGCGAAGCGTCAGCAGAGAAAGTGCCTTCATTATTTTTAGAAGGGACAGTTCCTTTGTTGCTGTATGATAGTTTGTTTTTGTCTACTTTTATATTTTTAGCCATTTGTTTACCTAAATTGATCGAACTGTTTTAGACCGATATCAATCAATTTTAATTCTTTTTGTTGATCAAGTCTATCTTGAGTCGTATCGTCCTTCATTCTAGCAATATCTCGCTGGGCGTCAATACGTTCTCGGTCTATTTGATCTTGTCGGGATTTTTCCTCTGCACGCATTTGCTCTTTAACGGCAAATTGTTCTTTGTCTTGTTGCAACTCTTGACCTTTGAGTGCTAACTCTTGTTTTCTAATTGCTACCAACGGATCTTCTTGCGGCGGAGTTGCTACTTGCTGAGCAAACTGAGCCATTAGATCGGTCATTATTGGCGAGCTAAACTGCGCCAACAGTTCGTTGGCTTGTTGATTGAGCGCCGCCGCGTCAACAGGTGTGGATTGTTGGGCTTGTTGCTGCAATTGTTGATATTGCTGCATGGCCTCGGGCGGCATCTGTTGTTGCGCGATCAAGTCAGCTTTCATTTGTAAGTGCTGCATGATATGCGAATGTATGTTTGCTTGAATCTGAGCGTTCATTTGAACTGGTTGCATGTTCAACAAGTTAACGTGAGATGCAATATGAGCATCATGGTTTTGCTGAATAAATGCCTGCGCTGTTCCACCCATTAATAAGGTGCTGTTTTCCATTCCAGACTCAATCGGTTTAGGTTGAGTGTCTGGGGGTGGAATTAATAACGCATCAATATTGTCTGTTCCTAACGCAGCATACATTCTGCGATAAGCTTCATACATACCATTTGGACCATGAATCTGCGGATTGGATTGAACCAATTGCATCATTTCTTGAGCCATAATAATTCTTTGGCTGGTAGAGAATATGTCTGGGTTAGAGACAGGGAATACATCTACTCTATCGTCAAAGTCAGCCTGCTTAATTTCCATCTGTCCACCCGATACAGCATATGGATATGCTTCGGGTAAACTTTTGGCAAAAATATCTGCTAATAAATTAAACTCTTTCTTTTGGCCTGCATGCAAACGCTTATGAATCGCAGATAAAACCTTGGTAGATTTTTCTAACAAAGCAACCGTCGTTCCTACAGGTGCTTGCGAATTACCTTCGCCTACATTTATCTCAGCAATAGATGCAAATCGTTGGCCGCTTTGAACCAATAAGCCTAATAAAGAAAGTAAAGTTCCGCTTGGTTCTTTAAATGGCAAAGGTTGAATTGCGTCTCGCAAAGATCCTGCGGGTGCATCCACATCTCTAAACTCACCTGGTTGAATCGGAGAATCTTCGTCTCTAATTCTAATACCCCTAGTTTTAAAACCAGCTGGCAAGTTAGCCAAAGTACCAGCATCAATCAATTGTCTAACGATTGAAGTTGAGGCTTTGGATAAACCACCAATCATATGAGTTAAGCCAAATCCGTAGAAGCCTAAACCAGGCAAGAACTTGAAGTGAACGAAGTATTCGATTTTATTTTTCATCGGATCGTCTTCTTCAAAGTTTCTACGAATAGATAAAATGTTTTCGCTGTTGCTATCAATTGTTACGATGTAAGGCAACTTAACTTCTGTATACTCGCCCTCTTCATTTACATCTTCAAACCCTTCAAGGTCTAAATTACAATGAACTTCGTAAAGATTAGAAACTTCACCTGTATCGTAAGATGGTTCCATTCCTTCTAGCTTTTCTATTTCTTCTTTAACGCCAGATGCGTTTGATAGATCGCTGCCATCACTTACTCTTACGTCTCTATAAAAACCAATTGCTTGAAGTTTTTTAACTTCGTTTTCTGGCATCTTAATCACGTGAGTGATTCTTGGGCAAGATTCTAGATCGGTTGTATAGTAAGGAACAATTAAATCTTCGGGTGCAACAAACTTAGAAACAGGTCGTTGCAAAGTTTCATCGTAATAAACTTTCTTAAAAGCAGAGCCTGCTAAAGGCAAATAGAAAAGCATTTGATCTAGATCTTCGTCGTACTCTTCCATCACGTGAACTATTTGATAGTTCATAAATTCTTTAACACGTTGGGCTTGTTCTTCTACAGCTGAACTATATTCACCAACCACTTGAGTTTTAACTGGGCCTTGCGGGGGTAGTAATTCTTTGTAAGCCTGCGCTTGGAACTGAGTTACAGATTCGCCAAGCAACGGATGGATAACACCACTTGCACCCTCAAAAGGTTCAGACCTGCCATCATCAAACTTCATACCTAGATACTTGAGTCCATCGGTATAAGTTTTTTCCCAATCTTTTCTAGCAGACTTGTCGTTTTCTATCGCGGCTGTTAGCTCAATATAAATTTTACTTAGCTCATTTTGAGAAACAACTTCGGCTAGGTTTTCGCTAAAACCAACAGCCCCCATTTCTTCTTCCATCTCACCCAAAATAACTGAGCCATCGTCTTGAACTTGAATGCCCTCTTCTTCGTCTAAACCTTCTAAGATTTCAATAATTTCATTATCAATATCTTCGGTTGACCTTTCAGTTGTCATATCTTGCATGTCTTCTACTTCTTGAGCAGGATCGGGTGTTTGTCTTTCTATTGCCATTAGTAATAAACTCTCTGTCTAGGTTCGCGTTCTTCGTCTTCGTAATCACTATCTAAATTTACAAAACCGCCCTCGCGGAATCGCATCAACGCTTGAGTCATAGTATCACATAAATCATCGTGAGCTCCAAACGGAAATGATGCACATTCTTCAATCATATCCTCGGCAAATGCCATATTCGGAGCATACACCATACCAGACTCAAAGATGGGAGCAACCGAGTGCATTCTTGTTGTTTTATCATGACCTCTAGTCGGCGAGTAATTTACTACAGGTATGCCCATTCGTCTTAGCTCATGGGTAAGCGGCGTGCCACTTGCTTTGGCTTCAATCAAAACCATATCGGTTTCCCAGTATTGATACTCGCGCATCGCTATTTCTTTGAGTTCGGGGAAGTCCCACCTGCCTTTTTGACAATCCAATAACATGACGCAATCGGGCGAATCTTCGCTGGGTCTAAAAACGCCCCAAGTTGAGATAGCCGAAAAGTCAGCCGTTTCTTTTTTAGAAAACGCCGTATCATAAGACTGCATAATATATTGAACGGAGGGTAAAGAATCATGCTTCCATCTTTGCCACCAGTCTCGTTTGATAATCGAACCCTCTTCAGCGGTCGGCGTTTGCATCCATTGAGCATTCCACTTCATTCCAGGTAAAGACGCTTTAACTTTCTGCAATTCATCTAAAGCCCAATACTCGGGCCAAAGAGGTTTTTCGGTATCGGGGAAGATGGCAGGGAACTCTATCACTTCCCATTGGTCAGCCAAAGGTTCTTTTTGCGCGTCTAGTAATTTAGCGGTTAGGTCGATCGAAGACCAGCGCGTCATCACTATTACAATTGCACCTTTAGGCTGTAAACGCTGGCGGGGTCCAGAAGTGTACCACTCGTAGGCAGACTCTAAAGCAGTCGGCGAAAGTGCATCCTGTTCAGAATGCGGATCGTCGATGATTAACAAATCCGCACCCCGCCCAGTTACAGCTCCACCCACACCTGCTGCAAAGTATTCGCCACCCTTATTGGTTTCCCAACGTCCTGCTGATTTGTTATCAGCCTGCAAACTGACATCGGGAAAAACTTGTTTGTATTCTTTTTGATCCATCAAGTTACGCACCTTACGACCGAACCTAACGGCGAGTTCACCCGTATGGGTCGTCTCCATTATTTTCATTTTAGGTTTGAGCCCCATCACCCAAGACGGAAAGAAGGTCGAAGCAAACTCAGATTTGGTATGTCGAGGCGGCATGTTAACAATCAAACGATTGATTTCACCTCGAGCAACTTGTTCTAGCTTTTCTGCAAATATCTGATGATGACGACCGCAGACAAACTCTGGCCACATGTGATTGACGTAACTCAAAAAAGATTCTTGACACTCATCTTGCGTTGAGTAACCGTCTTGCTTTTCTAAAAGCAGCAGGGCTTCTTTGAGTTCAGCCTCTGTAAGTTTGGAAAAATCCATTTATTTACTTTGGTATATTTTTCTAATCTTTTCTTCTAATTCATTTAATTGTTTTTGAAATCTTTGACCGCTTTTAATCGCAGCATTCATCATATAGTTGCCTTGATCTATAGCGTCAGGGTCAGCTTTAGATGCTAAGTCTTGACCTCTATCGTAATTAAATTTTTGTTTATCTATTAATTGTTTGATTTTATTTCTTTTAGCAAATAAAGGCTTGAGTTGCATTTTAATTGGAGTAGAAATAACTTTTAATTTTTTGGTTGGGTCAGCCATCATCATTACAAACTCATCCAAAGGATTAGGTTTATACCTTTCCATTATCGGATTGAATGGTTCAATAGTACCTAGATCGAAAGTACTTGGGGGAGCCTCAGTTACAGGCGCTGATTGATTCAGCATCTGTAAAAGATTTTCTATATTGGTTGGCTCGTTGGCCATTGCTAAGCTAGTTGTTCTAGTTCTGCGTCGATACCATCTTCAGGCATCGATTCGGCTTCTGCCATCTCAGCTACAAGTTGGAGAACAGTACCAATATCTTCATCGTCGAGCCCTTGCTCTCTGAGGAACATTATTACCTCTTCTTCGCTTGCGCCTTGCTGAATCATTTGGACAACCATTGTTACAAGCTGATCGATCATCTCCATTTCTGGAGCCATCTGCTCTAGGTCTTCCATTGCTCCAGATTCTTCAGAATCCATACCGCCTAACATGGCATCTATTTCATTTTCTTGAGTCATCATTTCGCCTCCCTCGGCTTTAAGTTGAACTCCTCTACCAATTAATACGTCTTTAAAAGTTGTTTCTCCGTCTCCGCTTAAATCTGGGAAATCATCTGAGTCAGCCTCATCACCCTCAGCCATCATCATACGTGGCTCAGCTGGAAAGTCTTGTTGTAAAGTTCTGCCCGCCATCATTCCAACAGGTGAAACCTCTGGAAGGTCTTGAGTCATCGGCATCTCGCCCATCGGCAAAGGCTCTAAAGCTGAAATGTCTATTTCTGCTCTTGGTATAGGTTGGGGTGTTCCAATCATTCTATCGTAAAATCCAAGAGATCCGCCTAGAAAACCTATACCTGGCGTACTTGGTCTTCTTGGCATACCCATATCGCGTTGTTTTTTTAACCTGCGAATGGCTTCACCTAATCCGAATCCAAAACCGCCACGTCTTGGCATTCTACCTCGAAAACGCATGTCTCCTATCATACCTGGACGTCTTGGCATCTTACGTATATTGCCAATCATCATATTGTTAGGCCGTATTTGTTTCTTAACTCTTTTAAATGCTTTACTTAAAAATCCCATATCCTTTCCTCGGTTGCTTTATTCTAACACTCAAAAGTTTAAAAAGTATAGAAAAATTTTGGGGGGTATGGGTACCCTTTTGTTTATTTGGATTTGATCTGGGGAAAAAGTGTGAATAACTTTTTTGTCTCAGGATTTTTTTTGGCTGGAAAAAATTTTTTTAGGGCAGGCAAAGTAAAGATCTTGGAGAAGATAGATTGAACGAAGTGCAAAAATACCTTACCTGCATACGAATGATATATGAGGGATAAAAAAAAGGCAATCTTTAGATATGAGAGATTGAGTATGTGTTTTATTGTTCTTCTCTGCACCTGACGGAGTCCCAATATACAATATGGGGTGTGGCCTTTTGTTTTAGTCCCGTTTCATTCACCCGTTTCATATCGTATAGAGTCCCTTTATTCAAGACAAAAAAAAGGCGGGTTGTCCCGCCTTAGTTTCCCGATAGTTATTTATATTGTTTTAGATGTCGAATTGTTCAAGACTTCGGTAGCCTTATTCAATCCAATATAATCGCACATATCTAAGCGTTTCTTTTGATCGGCAACGCTTAGAGAATCCCAATCGCTAGGGAAAGAGATTCCCTCTTGAGTAAGGTAAAATCTTTTCCTTTGCTCGTTACTTGCTCGGATTGATTCCTCTGTTTCAGCATTTGCCATAATTGAAAAGATAGAGGATATTGCCGAGATATTAGCAAGAGGTAATCTTTCTTTTTCAAGCAATTGAGCCTTTCCTAATATCTTTCTTGCAAGTTCGTCAAAGTTCTCAACCCTTATATCCTTATTAGGATTAATCCAATACAAATGCCTTGCAGTTGTATTAGACCAATAATTAACGCTAATTAAATCGTCAATAGCTACTAAGGTCTGATAACTAAAAAACAACTTATAGCCATCTACTGAATGGCTATAAAGATTTTTTGTTGTTCTTAGATAATCGGGTTTAGTTCCTTTCAAATCTATTTCACTTTTTAAAATACTCACTTTGAACCCCCTTGAAGATTTTTCTTATATTTATCAATAACTTTCTTATTGTTTGGGTTGTAGTCAATAAGCAATTTTTCAACCGCTTTTGATTTACTAGCCATTTCTAAAAAAGCCTTTTCTATTTTCTTATCGTTCATTTTTTACCCCCTATTAAAATAGTTTCAGTTCTTGCGATAAAGTCATTCAAGGTTTCATTCTCGAATGAGTCAACGGTTACGCGATCAATAACCGAGCCACCTTTTAGGCGGAACAGATGACAAGAGTGCGTTTTATCGGGATTAGACCAAAATGCCCGTCTAATTCCGTCAACCTCGAAATCATCCCCTTGAATGATTTGCCCCTTGACGATATGACGCGATCCCCTAAAAGTATTGGAGGGTTTAAAAGTGCTATTTAGCTTATTCATTTTTTTTTCCTATAAATGCCCTTGCGGGTAAGTAAATTATAGCAATTTTAGGCCTTTTTTTCTACTTTTGGCCGCCTAGCAGCCGTTAGCCTTGCGGAGCTGTCATTTTCTATAATTCCAGGGATAAATTTTTTTATTCTTGGCCCTCTTTTATAGGCCGCTTGGCCGCCCTCGGCTGCTACCGATATTTTGCTGGCCTTATTAGTTCTAATCTTTTACGGATCTAAACCTTTTCTCTCTTTCTGTTCTATCCCGACAACCCGACACCCGACTTTCTACTTCTAAGTTCAAACCCGACACCCGACACCCCGACAGTTTTGGTTCAAACTTGAACCCGACTCCCGACAGCTCCGAAATTTTTTAAAGGGAAAGCCGAACAACAAGGGAAATGCTATTTTTTTCTAGGATTTGCCCTCTATAGAAGAAAAACAGCTATATCCTTCTACAATTTGTCTTTTTTTGCTATAATTGAGGGGTAGCGAAAGCTACCATTTAAAAGGAAATAAAAATATGAATATAAGCAAAGAAAGTAAAAAGACTTTTGACGATTATTACCAACAGCTTATTGGTTATAAGATCGTTAGTTATAAACTAGATGATGAGTGCGAAGATATAGAACCATTCCCAACATTCATTTTATCCCACCCAAGCAAACCCACTATCAAAATTGATGTGTCGCAAGATGCTGAGGGAAATGGTGGTGGTTTCTTGTTTCAAGAAATGTTGAAGAAATCGGAGATAGCTGAAGAACTTTTAAAACATACTTTTTCGGAAATAGACAAATGAGTGATAGAGCAACAACAATAATGGATAAACTTTACGAAGAAAATGCTTTAGCGAAAAAGCATAATCTTGATAATTACCATTCGGGTGGTGGTTGTTTTCATTTAGCTTACTTTACAAATGTAGAGGGGTTGATGTGGTTGATAAATGATATTGACGAAAGCAACGAACCAAGTATGGATTACCCAACAGATGAAAACCAAAGATGTATGTTTGGTCTTGATCTTTGTTATTTGGAAGATGATGTTCAAACTGAGCAGATAGTTGAAATCTTGCAAAAACATCAAGCACTTACTGTTGATGAATCTTACGATCACACATTTTTTTACGACACTTTTAAAAGTGGAGTTAAGAAAATTAAAGCAATAACCAACGAAATCAATAGCTTGAAATCTCATACGGGATTGGGTGAAAAATTTGTGGTTATTTGGAATAGAGAATCTTACGGAGAAGTTGAACCTAGAATTATCACCTTTAATGATTTTGTAAATGACGGAATCGGTGGAGAGTGGAACATTGACGAAGACGGAGAATTTACTCTTGACCATTTAAGAAATCTCAAACTAGGTGAAATGCTAGAAGTCTGTTCTCCTTTCGGTTGGGATATTAAAGTAATTAAAATCAAGTGGGTGTCCTAATGAGTTTAACATTAGTAGAATTTGATCCTATTCAAGCTAAGAAAGATAGAGAGATAGAACTTCAAAAAAGAAGAAAGCAATATCCTTTACCTTTAAATAGCAAAACTAGAGAAGAAATAGTTAGAAGATGTGCAATCCTTAGACATATGGGTGATGACGGAATTGGTTGCGATTATAACCAATCTAACGATCAGCAATTAGTAGATCATTACAGTTGGGTTCTTGATGAGGAACATGACGACCTATTAGCTGGTGAATTTGTAATTAAACTTTAAAGGAAAAAAATATGGATAAAGATAAAAAAGAAATCTTAAATCTTTGCAGTAGGCATTTAGATTTAGACGAAGATGACCATAAATATTACGAGGATAAAATTGTAATTATGAACCATACAGATGATAGCGTTGGATTTAATGGTCTAGTCGCTTTTATGGTTTTTGGGTACATTCAATGCAAAGCAATATTTGAAAATCATCAAAGGCAAGGTTGGGAATTAACCGACACAATTATGGAACAAGAATATACAGATTGGCGTGATTATTCTCACTTAGAAAACGAGGGGGTAGATATGAATAGTTAAATAAATCCCACCTTAATAACCCTCTCTTTTGAGGGTTTTGGTGGTATAAGCAACCCATTTTTTTAGGAGAAGATAATGGAAAGACCAAATACTAAACCCGAACTCAAAGAGTTCAAACTTAGACGAACAACCAATACATACGAATACTGTTATGTAATGGCTACCGATTGGGAAAATGCAGAAGAGCAAGGCAATTACCAAGAACAAGATTGGCAACAAGAAGATAGCCGATCAGAAATTGATGTTGAGGAGTGTGAATAATGGCCAAGCAGATAACCAAAAAACTAATGCTTGATATGGATCAAGTAGAGAACTTTTTTGATGAATACGATCATCATGGCTCAATAGGTTGGTTGCAAGAAATTGTTAATGGAAATATTGATCTTGAATTATTAAGAAAAGCTATTTGGTGTCATTCAGTTAATAACAAAGCAGAGTGCCAACAATTAGTTGATGATATGTTTATTGTTAAATGGTGGGAAAAATGAAAAGAGTTCTAATTGCTTGTGAGTATAGTGGAACAGTAAGAGATGAGTTTTTAAAACTAGGTTTTGACGCTCATTCTTGCGACATCTTACCTTGCGAAAGCACATATTGTCCCGACTTATCCCGACATCATCAAGGTGATGTTATGGAAATCCTAAATCAGAATTGGGATTTAATGATTGCTCACCCACCTTGTACCCATTTATCAGTAAGTGGCGCAAGGTGGTTTACTGAGGGCAAAAAGCCAATGCACTTACGAGATGACGCGATTGCTTTTGTCCAAAAACTTATGGACGCTGATATAAAACATATCGCAATAGAAAATCCCGTAAGTGTTATCTCATCTTATATAAGAAAATCCGACCAAATGATTAACCCATATCAATTCGGTCATAAAGAATACAAAAGAACTTGCTTATGGTTAAAAGATTTACCCAAGCTAATTGAAACTGATAATGTGAAAGCAGAAACAGATCAATTACACCCCAAAGAAAAAAATAGAATTTGGTGGTTA